GCGGATACCAAATTCAGGGGCAACGAACACGGCAAAGCGCGTTTCATTTTTTTGCTCAAGTGTGAGTTCATCGGCTTTAGCGATACCCAGCCAAGGTGCGCCGCGCTCGATGTTCAGTGGGTTATTGTTGCGGATGCCGCGCGGGGTGAATTCCTTGCGTTTCATGGTTCGACCTCTGTTTTGCGTTCGTGATCTGCGTTATCCACATCATTAAGAATGACATCCAGCGTGTCAGGCTCAGCACTGGACATGCTCAAGCCGATCAACTCCTTCATTTTTTCGTTAAGGTAGGTTGCAGGCGCATTGATCGCCTGCATTTGCTGATACACGGCCAACTCTGTGGATAAGTCTGCAATGCTGTAGTCTTTCGCCCAGCTGGTTTTGGGTGTTTCGCTTAAATCCAGCCAGCGCGCCACTACAAACAGCACGCGGCGCTCTAAATCCTCCATGCGCCGGGCAAAGCCGGTGAGGGCGGCATTCAGCGATTGAAAGCGCAGTGTCATGGCAATGCCGCTCTCGGCCTGCCCAGGAGGTTCAACGTTCAGCCCGACCTCATCGATCATTTTTTGCAGGCGCTCAATCGCCTTGAAATACGCTTCGGTCGGAATGGCCGTCGGTGCGATAAACGCGGGAGCCGCGCCGCTATGCACCAGCATATTGTGCGTGCCAATGGTTTCAGCCACTTGGGCGGCGTTAAAGCTGTGCATTGACTCCGTCGGCACTTGATAGGCCAAAATACTGAACGTTTGCGCACGAAGCAGCTCGTCCAGCTCGCTCAGCATGTTGTAAAGCCGTTTGCCCATATCAGCAATGGGCGAAAACTGCCCCTCGGCGGGGAACGCACCCGACTCGCTGAAAACTAACGCCGGGCAAATACCCAAGCCGTGCGGTGCGGTCTCAATCACTTCGCCGTTAAGAAGTACCTGCCAGACTTCGGCATCCCAGCGCCTGGTCACGTCAACCTCTTTGCCTTCGAGCGTGGCTGTGCTGGCATAGCTGAAATGCAGCAACATGCCGCGTTCATCCAGTGCGTAATCGGTAACAAGCTCAGGCGCAATCGGTACAAGATACGGAAAAGCACGCGCTTCAAGCTGGGTGGTTTGATCTTCCGGCAGGGAGGATGGCATATCCACCAGCAGAATCATGCAGCCACGCGCCCGCGCTTCCAGCATGAAGCCTTGCCAAAACACATCCAGCGAATCGCCGCGCCAATTGCAGTCATCCATAAACGCCACCATCAGCGGATGATTCACATCACGCACAGGTGGGCGCTTGGACAGGTAGCCAATAAAGCGCGAACAGGCGCGCAGCACGGGGTTCGGATACCACGCCACCTCCTTGCGACGCGCGAGCTTGGCGTTGTCTTCTCGCGGATAGCGCACCAGTTCGCCACCGTTGGCAAAACCGCCCGTGCCGTGCAGAGCGTCGGCTAGAAACTGGAAACGAGCGGCGTTAATGGGTAATGGCATGAAAAACGGCCTTGGGTTTAGCGTTAAGGCCATTCTCACGCCATCCGTGCAGGGATTGTCCCGTTCATTGCACACGCGCGCGGAACATGCGTCTTGAAGCAAATCCAAGGCGCGAGGCCACATGAACATCGAAGAACTCAAGGGCGTGCTTGGCGACAAGTTTGAGCCGCTGAAATCCTACGTGGATGACCTGATTGGGCAGCGCGATGCCGCCCGTGATGAATCCATCAACCAGCGCAAAACGCTCAAGACCGAAGTTGCCACACTGAAGGCCTCACAAGCAGCATTGATGGAGCGCCTAGGCGTGGACTCGCTGGATGATCTGGACGCACTGCCTGATTCCAAAGGCCAGGCCGAAGCGGTCAAGCAGTTTGAAGCCAAAATGAAGCGCATGGAGCGCGACCTTGCAGACAAAGATGCGGCGCTTTCCGAAGTGGGCGGGCGTTACAAGGCCAGCCGCCTTGACGCGCAACTGGCCAAGAGCCTATCTGCACACGCCTTTATTGATACCGACCTTGTCGGCGACTACCTCAAGGCGCGCACCGAATGGGAGGACGATACCCCCATGTTCAAGACCGACGAAGGCCGTTTGATACCACTTTCCGATGGCGCGGCACTGGTTGCGAAAACCAAGCCGCACCTCATTAAAGCAGCAGGGGCGGGAGGCTCCGGGCATATTCCGAGCGGGCATGGATCCGTTAAAAACCCATGGGCTAAAGACACCCGTAACCTCACCGAACAGGCGCGCATCATGCGCGAAACCCCCCAGCTTGCGGCACAACTCAAAGCCGCCGCAGGCCAGTAAAGGAGCTTAAAAAATGGCCGTTACAAAAATTGCCGACATCATCGTCCCTAGCGTCTTCAACCCCTATATTGTTGAGCGCACCACTGAGCTTGCCAAGTTTTTCTTAGGCGGCATTGTATCCACAGATACCCAGCTCGACACGCTGGCAGCCTCCGGCGGTAAAACGCTGAATATGCCGTTCTGGAAAGACTTGAGCGGTCGCGCTGAATTGCTTTCAGATTCCGCCTCCCTGACCCCGGATAAAATCTCCGCGTCTCAGGACGTGGCGACCTTGCACATGCGCGGCAAGGCATGGGGTGTCAATGACCTCGCCAAGGCACTGTCGGGCGATGACCCCATGATGGCAGTGGCCGACTTGGTTGCTGCGTTCTGGCAGCGCGAACAGCAGGCCGTCATGCTGGCCTCGCTCAATGGTGTGATTGCCAGCAACGTGGCAAGCTTCGCGGGCGATATGCGCGCTTCGGTTGCGGCTGCGCTTAACTCTGGCATCACCGCTGCGACCAAATTCAGCGGTGATGTGTTCGTCGATGGTCAGGCCACTTTTGGCGACGCGATTGGTGGCCTTGCAGGCGTGGCATTCCACCCGACCGTTTATCACAACCTCAAAAAACTGGATGCCATCAGCTTTGAAAAACAAAGCCTTGGCGCGCTAGAAATCGAAACCTATCGCGGCTTGCGTGTGATTGTTGATCGCTCACTGCCTTACACCGCCGCAGGGGGTGCGTTGTCAACGGACACCGCCCCGCAGTACACGTCCTACATCTTCGGTGCTGGAGCCATTGGCCTTGGGCAGGGCAATGCGCCGGTGCCAAGCGAGACCGACCGCGACAGCCTGGCCGGGGATGACATCCTGATCAGCCGCAGCCACTTCATCATGCACCCGCGTGGCGTGAAGTTCACATCCTCAAGCGTGGCCGGGCAAACGACTAGTGACGCAGAGCTTGCGCTTGCGGCGAACTGGAGCCGTGTTTACGAGCGCGGCAACGTGCGCATTGCCGCCATTGTGACCAACGGTTAACCCCATGGGTCTTGCATCCTTCAATAAAGCGCGGCGCGAGGCCGCAGCCAAGCGCGACACGGCCAAGCCCTTGGCGGATGTGCCCAACAAGCCACCCGCCAAGCCGGTGCGCAAGCCAGCCGAGGACAAACCCAATGGGCGTTGATTTTCAGGAGCTTTTCAATATCGCCGTTGCGCTGGTGAGCACGCTCGCGGGATTCATCCTTAAAGCGGTATGGGACGGCATCAAGGATCTGCAAACCTCCGACAAGGAGCTGACCGAAAAGGTACATTCCATCGAGCGCATCGTGGTGGGCGACTACGTGCGTAAAGATGACCTTGAGCGAATGAATCAGGCCGTGCTGAACAAGCTCGACCGCATTGAAACCAAACTCGACAAGAAGGTGGATAAGCCATGAGCGAACAACCGCAAACCGGCGGAAGCTATACCCGTGACCCCAATACGGGCGAGCTGCGCAAAACCGAACACGACCCCGTTCAAGCCCAAAAACCCAAGGCCGAACCCAAGGCCGAACCCAAGCCTGCTGAACCTAAAGAGGATAAAGTCTAATGGCACAGCTTATGCGTCGCCGCGCGATTCTGGCGAAAATCGAAACCACCTACGGCGTGGACGCTGCACCTACGGGCGCAGACAACGCCATCCTTGTGCGCTCAGTGACCCTCACCCCGCTCGCGGGGGACGACATCGAACGCGCGCTCATTCGTCCGTACTTCGGCAGCAGCCCAATGATTGCGGGCGAAAAACACGCCGAGCTTGAAATTGAAGTCGAACTTGCAGGCGCAGGCGCAGCAGGAACCGCGCCCAAGTGGTCGCCCCTGCTGCGCGCCTGTGGCTTTGCCGAGACCCTTGTGGCGGCAACGAGCGCGGCATATAACCCGATTACCGGAAGCGAAGAAAGCCTCACGCTGTATGTGCATCGTGATGGCATTTTGCACAAGCTGACCGGGGCACGCGGAACCGTGAGCTTCATGCTGGATGTGAACAGCATCCCGGTCATGAAGTTCAAGTTTCTGGGCTTGCTTGGCACGATCACTGACGCAGCACTCCCGGTGGTCACGGTGTCCGGCTTTATCGCCCCGCTCCCCGTCACCAGTGCCAACACCAGCGGTTTTGCGCTGCACGGCTACGCGGGTAGCTTCTCCAGCCTCAGCCTGGACATGGCCGTGTCGCCAACCAAACACATGGTGGTCGGCCCATCAACGTCCATCCTCGTCACCGACCGCAAACCGTCCGGCAGCGTCACCATCGAAGAGCCAAGCCTTGCCGCCAAAGACTTCTACACCGCATCCCGTGATGCCTCACTCGGAGCGTTTGCACTCCAGCACGGCACCACGGCGGGCAACATCATCACCTTTGCCGCGCCCGCTGTGTCCCTTGGAAGCCCCACTGAGCAAGACACAAACGG